GTTCTAGCTTAACTTCTTCGTTAAGGTTTAGAACGTCTTTGATTTTTTCAATCACGTTGTTTGATTTCATACTTATATATAATTTAGATTAATTTAATTTGCATTTTCATTTTTAGAAATTGAACCGATACCCTGAGATATTATATCTCCATTACAACATTCAATAGAGTAAGCATCCCTATCCCTGCATAGGCAACCTTTACGCCCACCCTTTGGGCTTGTCCTACTAGGTGTAAAATATTTAGACCATTTAATCATTTTCTAGTTGTTTAAGTTTAGCTTCTGCCCACGTTTTAGCCGATTTGCCACCCCATAATAAAAACGATATAGTTCCACAAGCTTCTGTATCTTCTGGTTTGTAATACGCTTCTGCCCTTGACAAATAAGAGTACATTCTTTTTATAGTTTCTTTGCTGATTGGTTTTCCTTGTGCTAATTGTTGCGCTCTTACTTTACCGACTTGTGTAGCGCATTTATTATTTACAGCCTCATTAAGTTTTAACCCTCTCTTAGCGTTGTTACTTACTGAACTAGGATAATCTGAATAGCTTTCTAAAACCATTTTTTTACCACCCTTTACTCGCTTATCATTTTTAATAATAGCTTTTATTTCTGCTAGTAAATATTCTGCTTCGGCTTCTTCTATTTGTGCAAGTTCGTCTTTTATTGCTGCATCGTTTGGGCGTTCCATTTCCATCTTATCAGCGAAATATCCTTCAATACTGAAACCGCGAATTTTTTTCGTTTGGACAAATTCCTTCCAGATTTTATCATTGTTTACTTTAACAGAACCGACCCAAGTTCCCAAAGGTAAATCCATCCCAAACTTCACGCTCTTATCGTGTACCTTATCTTCAACAATCCAAGATTCAACTAAACTTAAACCTTCCAATTCGTATTGGTGTTCTAGTGTTGAGTTGTTTTGCTTACTATTCATTAAATACATCTGGGACGCTTTTAAGACAGTATCTTTTGAGAAATATATATAGTATTCATCTTCTCCGTTACGTCTATAAATAGGCTTGTTAGGTATCAATAAAGCACCCATTAATATCCTACGCTCTCCATCTATTTCTGCTAGTTTAAATTCTTGGCTTTTTAGAGCAACAAAATCTTCTTCAATAGCAGGAGATTCTACAACGCTAATGGCTTCAATTCCTAGTTCGCTTTCCTCATCTAATATTAATTCGACTATTCTCATAATAATATATAATTAAATTTATTTATTTTTGTTTTTTATATTGTAGCACCTTCAACGATATTGTTCTGTAAACTTTGTGCTGTTGTTACATCGTTTGAAACTACATAAGCCTGTACTGGTTCGTTTGTTTGACTTGCAACCGCATCCCCTAAAGCACTTGTTTCACTAGAACCTACTACATTAAAACTTGGAGGGGTTGGAGCAGCACCAACCGAAGCACCACCACCAGCCGAAGCACCACCACCACCGCCAGGAACTTTAGTTTTCTTAATGTTTTGTATTTGCTTCATACCAGCAAACACAGCAGCACCAGCAGCAGCAACACCTAAAGCTGGACCTACCACAGGAATACCAGCTAAAGAAGCGTAAGAACTTTGAGCAGATTGATAGGTTTGTATTAATGTAGATGCAATGGCTAAAGCCTTACCAGCAGCAGTTTCTTTACCAGCCAATTCTGAGAATGAACTTAAAGCATTTCCAACTTTTGCTAAATTTTCCTGTTTTGCCTTTGCAGTATTTTTATCAATTTCAACTTCTGCCTTGTCAAGTGCTGTTTTGTTATCTAGTCTTTTGCCATTATAAAAATCAATTATACTTTGTTTCTGTTCTTCGGTTGCACCTAGTCTTTCAAGTTCAGCTAATTTACGTTCTTCTTCAAGGTTTATTTTTTCAAGTTCCGTTTCAGCATCTTTGTCTTTTTGTTTTTGCCTATATGCTTCTTGTATTTCTTGAATCTTTAGAAGTTTTTTATCTATTACTTCTGGTTCTTCTTTTGCTGCTGCTTTCGCCTCGTTTCTAGCGGTTAAAAGTTCCGTACTCAATCGCTTTTGCAAATTAAGTCTTTGCGTTTCTAATTGTATAACACTAGCTTCTAATTGTGCTGCTTCGTTTAAATCATCTTTATTGCTTTTGGTTAATGCGTTTTCAGTTTGTTTAGCTTCTAACCTTAGCTTTGCTACTTCAGTTTCTTTGGCTGCTAAGTCGCTACTTATTTGACCTGCTTCCTCTAAAAATTTAATTCTTTCTTCTGCTGTAAATTTATCTTTACTAACCGCTTTTTCCCTTAGCCTTGCAATATCCTGCTCTGCCTTAGCTCTTTCAACTATTAAATCTCTAGCTTTTTTTTCTGCGTTTGCTCTTTGGTCTGCAATTTTTGCTGCTGATTCCGCATCTGCTTTAATTTCTTTACCGAAATCTTTAACCGATTCAACCGCATTGTTAACACTATCCGTAACACTATCAACACCTAAAACAACCTTACCCACACTATCAGCAGCTATCTTACCTGCTTCTTTAAAATTGCCTTTAAATAATTGCTCAACCGCTTTACCTAGATTTGGTATTAAATTCAACAACCCCTCAAACCGAGTAACAATATTGTCTTTAATTAAGTTAGCGAATTCTGTTATTGCTTGTTTAGGATTCTCAAAAACACTTATAATATTCTCACCTAAATCAGCTAATAAGTCTAAAAGGTTTCCTGTAACGCTACCAATAACGCCTAGTATTTTAGCGAATTTATTCTGCCCTTCTTCACTTCTTGTAAATGCTTGACCTAAAGCTGTGACAGCTATTAATAAAGCACCTATCCCAGTGCCTATAATTGCAACCCTTAAAGATTTAAACCCTGTTGTAACGCTACCAATAGCACCCTTAAACGCTGCGAATTTGGAAACCGCACCACCAGTAGCCTTGTCAAGAGTTCCACTCATTGCTTGGGTCGATTTGTTTGTACCTTGGACTTCTTTATTTACTCCGTCAATACTTTTTTCTAAATCATTTATCCCTTTAACAGCGTCTTTACTATTAACGTTTAAATTAATTGTTTTTTCTATTGCCATTGTAACTCTTGTTTTAACGTTTTGTAACCCTCTTTTAAAGTGGTTGGTAATTTATATTTTCCTTGTGCTACCCTTAGATTTTCGGTTTCTCCGTTAGCGTACTTTAAACTTTCTATTATTAATTTAATCATATTTTATAGTGTTGTTTCAAATAAATCAGTGTCAAACGCTGCAAACTCAGTTCCGTCTATATCGTAAATTGGTCTTATAGATATTTTATAAGTTGTGTCAGAATCTAAATTTAACCGTTCCTTGCCAGTAGGCTCGGTAGATAAAACAAAAGTATCATAAACATCATCTATATATATCTCATATTTAATAAGATTAGAATCAGTTATAGCATCCCAATCAAAAGCTATGGTTGAAGATGTTTTGCTTGTTGTTTCTAAATTCTGAACTCTGCTTAAATCTGGTCTTTGTCCGTTTATGCTTTGCGATGTATTCACTTGTAAATTGTACAATTCTAAATCTGTTTTGTTTGTCAGTAGATTTGTCTTTACTGAGTTTATTCTGTACTCGGTATTATTTATAATAAAAACATCATTTAGTCTATAATTTAAAATTACATTTAAAGGTAAATAAGCAGTAACATTTAATTTTCTAGAATCCCTTGCGAAAATATTAGCCACATAATTTCTGTAATACTTAGTAAATAAATCATCAGACACATCTTGTGTACCTGTGGTTAAAGTGTATTCATCAATTTCAACACCAAAATTTAAAGTATTAAAAACCCTTCCAAAAAATAAATTCGGTAAAGAGTTTGAGGGTCTTAGATAAGGGTTAATAAGCGTTCTAACTCCATTCGGTTCTTCAAATAAAAGCCTATCAGAAACAGTGCCAGAAGTTTGTGTACTTAAACAATAAAGTAATAAAGGCTCACCGATTGTTGGTTCAAACTTTTTATCTAACATAGCACCCTGCGTCACCGCAGTTAAATTACCTGTTTCTTCATCAGTTAATCTTTCGTACATCATTTTCTCAAAACCAACTTCAACTTTATAATTACCCCCATCCCATTTGTCATTTCCATAACTTTCTTGTGAAAATTTATTACCTTGTTGTTCTTCTGAAAACTGTACTAAATATGATTTTTTGCTTTTAAACTTAAATAACATATTTTTAAACTGCAATAATTTAGACACTTTTGATTTCTCTGTATCTACGTACTCAGTAATGTCATAATAATTGCCTGCATTGTAATAATCATCTAAAGGTAAAACATTAATAATCCCATCCTCTTTATATGCAGTTAAGTTAAACATCGTAAAAATGTTTTTAAGAAAATCAAATATTTTAATTTTAGGCATTTGTCTGCTTATTGTCACTACGTTTGCAGATGTAGGTGCTGACTTTTCATAAATCCCTTGGTCATAAGACTGCCAATTACCATTACTTCCAAACCTTCTATTTTTATAAACAACCAAATCTTGTGACATTCCTAAAGTGTTGGCTGTTGTTATATTTATCTGCACGTTAATAATTTCTTCACCCCAGTTTTCTAATGAAAATTGATGAGAAAAAGTCTGAGTTCCTGTCCCACTGAAATTCGCTACTTCTGAATTATCAGAATTTCTTAATATTTGTACATCATAAGTCCTATTTTGGTCAGGTGAATTAACTGTCAATTCAAATAAATACCCCCAATTATAACTAAAAAACCCATCTTCGTAAGGTGCAGCAGGTCTTAATTCTGTTCCAGAAACAAAGTCATAATAATTGTAATTACCAGTCCAAACACTGTGTACATACGAAAATCTAGTGCTTATCGTTTGAACTGCACCACCTTCATCGGCATTAGACAAAAACCCTTCTTCTCTGTGAAGCCACATATAAAGCTTTTTAAATGTAGAACTATTAAAAAACTGTTGGCTAAATTTTATTTGTGGGTAAGTGTTTTCTATTGCATCAATAATAACTTTAGTTTTTAATGCAGGTTTTAAATCAGAATAGTTTATATAGGTATTACTTATAACATCCTTATACCCTTCTTGGTCATTGTAGCCGTATCGCATATTCTTACTATGCGTTATAAGTGGAAACACTAAATCATCACCTTCTGCACTACCTCTTAATTTACTTTTTACAAAATCACTATCATACTCAAAATTTAAAGTATCTGGGTAATCTAAAGAACTAAGTTCATTCTCAGCTAGTAAATCTTTAAACTCAACAGATTCACCTGTAAAAACTAATTTATATGAATAAGCTACATTGTTTTTTAATTCAACAGATGTTAAGCTGAACTTTCCTATTTTGTAATTTAATCCGTTTAGCTGTATTAACGCATCACCTTTATATCTAGCATCGTAACTGTTTTCAATCTTACCATTATAATAATGTTTAAAAACTTTATTGTTATTCTTTGAAGCAGGTACACTAAACTGTTGGCTAAATGGTGCAAATATTTTAGATGGGTCTTTTACGTTTTGAATACTATCTGTAATAGAAACGCTTTCATCTTTAAACAAATCTAACTTTGTAAATTCGTTATATATTTGATATGGTTGATTGTTACCAGCAAACCCCCCACCATCAATATCTAAAGTATTAACATTCCCAGTAGGTGCTATTGCTGTAATTTTACCTTCTACTCCAGAAGCAAGGTTTTTAACTATTTGACCTACCTTAAAATCACCACCTGTGAAATCTGTTGAAGTATCAAGTAGTCTTGTCACATATGGAAAGCTTCCCCTGGAACTATACTTATTCCCATCCCTTATATATAAGTCAATTATCTGCATTTATCTAATGTTATTTATTGTATCAAAAGCGAAATCTATCTTTATATTATAGTTTATTAGCTTATCATTCAAACTCGTCTTGTAGCTAAAACTTGAATCGCTTATATTTACTGGTAAAACTTCGCCATCTATTTCAATCCAACAGTCCTCGCTTAATTGCATTTCCTTAAATACATCGTTATAATCTTCTGGGTAGTAACCAGTGTTTAAGTCCATTTTTTCAGTACCCATTTTATATAGGTTCTTTTGTTGGTGTTGGTCTATTGCATAGCCAAGTGCTGTAAGTGTATTTCTTTTGAAACCCTCTTTTTTAGTAGATAGTTGTTTATTACTACGTTTAAAAAACCACACATCTTGCAATGCACCGAACTTATTTATAAAAATTAATTTGTAAGGCTGATATTTGCATTCCTCAATGTTTTCAACCTTTATAAGGTCAACACTCCCATCTATTGAATTAATATATATAGTGTCAACAGGAAATAACGTTGTACTGTCTAAGAATGAATCTAAACAAAGGTTATTCTCGAAAGTACCGCCATCATTTAAAACCCTATCCTCAAACTCATCAGATGGACTAACTGAATTTGTTATGTATTGTATTTGAAACAAATTTGATAATGAACCAGTAATGTTTTGCTTATATATTTCTTGTCCGTTATGATAAAAAGCAACACTTGAAGTTTTAGTACTATCAACAGGTAAATAAACCGCTGCATCATCTAACTTTACTATTTTTAAATTAGACTGTAATAAGCTTGAATCATTTTGTGGATTAATTCCCTCTTGAAAATATCCGTAACCATAATACCCAGTGTTTTGAACTGTTGTCATAACAACCTCAGCCCCTGCCACTATTTTTGTAATTTGATAATCAACCCAAATAACAGGAGTTGAAACGATAGAAGGATTATAATCCATATAATCTCTAACAAGTTCTGATATCTCAAAATTAATTGTTGAATTTACAGCAGTAGAATTTAAAGAATAAGTTGGTGTTGTAGGTGCTGTTCCTTGGTTTCCGCTATATATCCATAGTTTTAAATTAGCACTTGTTAAATCGCTTTCATTTAAATATATATAATAAGGGCTTCTTGTGTTAATTTTTGCCATTTTATCGTTTTGTTAATTTTATTAAATCTTTTTCTAAGCCTAAAGAATACGCTTTTATTAATTCATCTGGAAGCCTTTTAAATGCAGCGACAAATGGTTTAGTAAAAAACAAACTAGCTTTAGTTCCTTTTTGATATATACTTCTAGCAATTAAAAACGCTGTGCTTTCGTAACTTAAAAACTTACCTGTCTTTCTATCTCTGAACTGTATTTTACGCCTTTTAACATAACCCTCCATCGCCTCAGTTAAACCGCCTTTACGTCCTGTACCACTACCAAATTTAAATGGACTGTTTGGAGCTTTTGCACTTGATGACTTCCCTCTTACTCCTTTGTCTTTAAACTTACCATAATCAGCCATTTCAATATTAAGGTTAGCACCGTTTTTAGTTGGTATTACGCTACCCTTTAAACTATTGTAAAGTGTCTTAGTGTCGTTGTATGTGCCATAATCAGAGTCACCCTTAGTTAAGTTGCTTCTGCTTTGCTGTATAACGTACTTAGCGAACTTGTTTAATTCTTCTTGTAAAGATTTATCTGCTAACATATTTCAATGTCGTTATTAACAAATATATCAAACGTTGCAGTCCATCCTGCTACCTTGTTTTCAAATCTATCTACAAACGGTTCTAAACTTGCATCACCTTCTAATTGGTATTTATCATTATATAAATCTCCACGCCTTAAAACCTGTACTAACTTATTCAACACTGCTAGTTGTGTATTCAAAACATCTTGCTCATTGTTGTTTCCTATAAATATATCTGAAGTTGGTTCTTTGCTTTCATCCACTATATCCATTGCTAATATAGAAATGTTAAACTTTAAAACACTTTCTTGTGCTGTGACAGTATTAACTATTAAATGCGATAAAGGGAATATCGTTTGCTTAGACAAATCAACATCAAACAAATCACCCTCTGTAACTGTATGAACGGTTATATCACTTAGTAATGCATTTTTAATAGTTTGGGTCAATAAGTAATAACCCCTTATTCCTGTTTGGCTCATTTGAATTTGTTTTTTATATTCCTTGCTTCAATTTCGTTTTTCTCTTTTGTATATGTTAAGTAAGTTAAACACTCGTGAACATTTAGTTTAGTGATATCTTCAAATCTTGTAATATCTCCGTTAGCGATTGCATAGATTGAATTGTACCATCCCCATTTTGTAGTGAAGCCAGATATTGCGCTAAATTCTCCTCGTTCTGTTTGCTCGAAGAGTTCAGAATAACTGTCGATAAGTCCTTCCCTAAATCGTAAAAAAAAACCATAGCACCAAAACACGCATCTAAAGGATAGTTCTTAGCTTCTTCATTTGTATCTGGGTCGTATTCTTTTAGCGTATATCTTTGCCCTTGTTTTAAATCAATAGGTCTGTATAAAACATTCATAGCCCTATGCAGGTTATCGTTATCACCCATAAACGTATCCAAGTCCACATACTCACCAAAACTTATATTTTCTAAGTCTGGTATAAAACCGTAATCATTACCGTTCATTTGAAACCTATTCAACATCTGATGCTCTACATCAAACATAGTATTTATGACAGTGCATATATCGGTTATATCTTTTGCTTTCATTGAGCGTACAACCTCGATAGGTACTTTACAGAATATCTCAATCATCTTAGATTGTACTTCTGATTCCTTTGTAATATCTAATTTTGAAAACTCTTGATATTGTCCTAGAGTGATTTCATTTAATGTTGTTGGTATGCTTAACTTTACTTCCATATTAATATATAAACTTTTTTAATTTATTTTAGTGACTAAGATATTGTATATTTTCCTCTGTTTGGATTCTGTAATTGAAAGCCTACTGCATAACGAACCGCATCGATTAAATGATTCCAGTTATCTATTGGAGTATTTGATTTGCGTTCGAGCCACCTGTAATTATTTAGTTCCTTAATTAAGTTCGTACTATCTGGGCTTACTATAATATCATAGTCCTGTAATAAGCTAATGCCATAGGTAATACTTCCTTGACCTTTTATGCTTGGGCGTACATTACAACCCTTTGCTTTTATTTCGCTTAACAGTCTAGGCTCTGCACTATCCCCAACGATTAAACCCTCTCTAGCGTGTTTTAAATTAAGCTGTGCTATTTGTGACGTTGTTAGTCTTTGCAAGTAGAAACATTCCTTTAAATAAATACGTTTGTTAGAACTATCGATATTGACCTCAACCAATGTACTTGGGTCTGCTGCAAATCCATAATCCTGTCCCCATACGCTTGTGCCTATGTGCTTAAATTCCCCTACACTCCAATTATTAAATATAACACCTTCCGCTTTGTTTAACCAAGAACCTAGCATTTGTTGTTTGTACTTCTCTGGTCGTCTTATCTTCATTTGCTCTATTTGTTCAATATAGCTTTTAGATAAGTTATCAATGTTATCTTGGTAGGTGGTATGTATATATGTAGTATTTTCTTTAGTTATATTACTGCCCTCTTGCACCCCTCTATCTTCAAAAAAACGTCTATATATAAAATGTTCTTTTGTAGTTGGATTTAGTATTAATATTATTCTGTTTGGTTTACCTTGCTGTCTTACTGATAAATCAATAGTATCAAACTTTTGTTCGTCCACTAGTTCTTCTGCTTCATCAACTACCCAAGTTGTAATCCCTTGTAATGATTTAAGGTTAGCAGTCTGGTCACCGCTTGAAGTTTTAATTCCCCTAAAGATTATTTTGCTTCCTGTCTTTTTGTTTAATATTTCGTCTTTGGTTATATGGAAGTCTGCTATTGAGCCGAACTGTTCTAGCTTGTCAATAAATTCTGGAATGATTGATATATAAGCTGAGGTTAATGTGTAACGAGTAAACAGTATCGTGTGACCTTGTTCGTATGTTAGCATCACTAAAAGGGCGTTTATTGAGAAAGACTTCCCAGAACCACGCCCACCACTTACAATAAAATACCTACTGTCTGTTTCAACAATAGGCATATATTTTTTCTTTACTTCAATCAACGAACTTTATTAAATCTCTAAAATTAATGTTTAAGCCCTCACTAGAGTTAATGTCAACACTTTCCTTGGGTTTGCCATAACGATAGCTTAAATACAGTTGTACGGCTCTTATATCGCCTTTAGCTACTAACTCTCCTAGCTTACCTAGTGCTTCGTCTTTGTCTATTATAGCATCTAAGCGTTCTATAAGTTTTTGTTCTATTGCTTTTGGTTTACGCCCAGCTCCTTGTCTAGCACCACCATTATTTTTTCTGTTATCCATTTGAAATAAATTGTTTAATCAATCCTATTAATATATAAACAGAATTACTTTTTTTTAGAACATTCTTATTTGTGCTTTGTGTTGCTCTATTCTTTTTATTGCTTCATTATAGTATTCTTTGTCCAATTCACAAGCTGTAAGGTCAAACCCTAAATTATGACAGGCTAAGGCAATACTTCCAGAACCCAAATGAGTGTCAAGTATCTTATTTCCTTTTTCTGCAAAATTCATTAATATAAATTCGTATAGAGTTATGGGTTTTTGTGTTGGGTGCATTCTACCTTCGCTTGTAACTTGTGCTATATTTTTTCTGTAATACCTTGCAACTTTATCAAAAGAAGTCCAAGCCATTTCACCATCTGCATAACTATTTCCGTGTATAGTTTTATCCCAAAATATAAAACATCTAAAATTTTGCAAGTGTTCCACAAAGTAGTTTCCACCCCAAATAATTTGATTTTTACTAACTCTTTGTAGTTCAGTAAAATATTCTTTATTAGGGGCTATATCCCAGTCATTATCTCTATAATAATTCTTTTCTGTTTTACTTGTTCCGTTTATAAATTTATTACTTCCTGCACCTATTCCGTAGGGAGGGTCAACTATTGCAAGGTCAAAGTGGTTATCTTCATACCTTGACATAAGTTTCATATTGTCCTCATTCGTTACTAGCATAATACAGGGTTTTTAACTCGGTTGTTTAATAACGCTCCTTTTACTTCCTTTATAGTCTTTGGCTTTATTCTAGTCTTTAATGATGCATTAAATGGGTCTAGTCGTGTTTGTTTAAACTCTTGTACTGTTTCTATGTCCCATTGGCTTATAACGTCTGTAATGCACTTAATACGCTTTAATGTTTCGCTTGTCTTTACTTGTTCTATTTCTTTTTTTATTTTTGCTTTCTGTATATCAGTGAAAGGCTTTGAAAATACTAAACCTAGTTCATCAATTAGTTCATCGTGTTTATCTTTATGCTCGTAGTCTATAACATCTACTGTATTGCAGTGGAATACGACAAGGTCGTGTTGTGTGTTTATTTCGTTTCCTATCTCTCTAAACGTTACTCTTGTATCTCTTGCGAGTTTACAAAATACTTTTCTTGGATATACATATTTTCTTTTTCTTGACCTTGTGGCTATGTCTAAACCAAATTTTTTATCTACTGCTTTTTTTAATATATCTAATCTCATTGTTTATATTTTATTGTCTATTGTTTCTATTAAGTGTCTAAGGTCTGAACGTTCCCACTCTCCCAGTTTAACTCCATTAATATTAAATTTAAAGTAATCTTTTCTGTCGGTTTTTTCTATCTCTATATTTATATACATAATTAATCTAGTTTAGTGAATTCTGCTGTTTGGTTTTTATTGTGTTCTTCTTTGTTTTGGAAGTAGTTATCTACTAAGGCATCTATCATTACTAGTTCATCAATAGTAGCTACTTTTATTTTATGCATTAAGCTGTCTATTTTGTTTAGTACATTGGTACACATTTCGGGATTGTTATTGTACACATTATTAAATCCTTCTTGATATATTCCTTCCAATAGTTTTGATGTCTTATTGACTTGCAGCTTTACGTTCTGCTTAAACCCTACGCTTCCTTTTAAGTCATCGTTTGCTTCTAGTAGTAATTGACTTATCAATACACATTTTAAATAGCTTAGATGCCTATGTGTTATTGGGTCATCTTGTACCCCTCTAACTTGTTCTTGGTGTTCTAGTTCTTTTTGTTCCATTCTTTCGTAGTATTCTTTTTGTTCTTTTCTCATTTGTTTTTTTCTATCCATTGTTGTTGTTGCTCTCTTAGGTATTCTATTTCACGCCTTAAATAATCTGCTGCTTTTTCTAAGTCTTTTAATTCATCGTCTTTTTTTCCGCTTCTGCAAATATACTTAATGATATTTCCCCTATTGAAGTTTAGTTCATAGTCTTTTATAAAGTCTATAACGTCATAGCCTTTACCGTTCTCGTAATGTAAATAAGTTGCTCGTTTCATAATTTTATTTATCTCTATATATTTTTACCTGTTCAATCAACCAAGGTCTAATCATTTCTACTGATGACAACAAAGGACTATCATTTTTAGCTAAACTCTCTAATTGTTTAAATATAAAATTCATTTCTTTTTTATTTCCTTTCAGCTTAGGGTGTACAAAAGAACAAACTCTGTTTATTGTAAACGCTTGAAATTTTACACTTCCATAATCCCTCTTTAATCTAAAAAAGTTTTCATATAAGTATTCGCTAAAATCTTTGTTTTTAATTATTGATTTGCCATCTCTAAATTGTTGTGTTGAACCATAACCAAAATATATATTTAATAAGTTACCAACTGAAAAAACGTCTTTTGTTTCTTCGTACTTCTTATATACATATGAATATGTATTAACATTTCTTGAAAAACTTTTTAAATAATCTAATGAAGACCATTTTCTATTTGAACTATTTAAACTTATAATATATTTTTGATATTCGTTTAAATCGCTTGTATTTACCCAGTCAATAATATAAACAGGTATAGTTTCTAATCCTAAGTTTTGAGTAGCTAATGCTCTGTGATGTCCTTCAATAATATTTCCTTTTGTGTCAAT